AATAGGTTTTTAACAGGAGAATAAAAAATGGCAGAAAGATCAATTTTTAACGTTGATCAGTTTAAAGCCGCAATGGTTGGCGGCGGTGCACGCGCCAACCAGTTTTTTGTAGCATTAAACTTTCCTAATTATGTACCCACTGGCGGAGCAGCCACACCCCAGGCAGCGTTTCTATGCAGTGCAACTAGCCTGCCTGGCAGCGTAGTCAATCCCACTATTGTGCAGTATCGAGGCCGTGAGGTTAAATTTGCTGGTGAGCGTACCTTTGCTCCCTGGACAGTAACCATCATGAACGACGTCAGCTTCAATATTCGCAACAGTCTGGAAGCCTGGATGAACGGCATGAATGGATTGGTTAACAACAATGGTATCACCAACCCACGCGAATATCAGGTCAATATTTCGGTTACTCAGCTGGATCGCAACAACAATCCACTGAAGATCTATACCCTGGCCAGTGCCTTCCCCGTGGATCTCAGCGAAATTGCACTGAACTATGGCGACAATGACACCATTGAAACCTATACCTGCACCTTCCAGTTCCAGCATTACACCACAGCATTAAGTGGCGCGCTGAGTGCTGGCAATATTGTGAACAACACTATTGGCAGAGGCCGCAGCGTTTTAGGCATTTAATTTTTGACAGGAATCAGGCATGGCCGATCTTTCATTATTTGGTTACACTATTCAGAAAAAGAAGGACGAGGCTCCTAAACAGAGCTTCGTTCCTCCTACTGACGACGACGGTGCATCATCGGTCAACGCCAGTGGGTTCTTTGGCACCTACATTGATATTGATGTCATCGCCAAAACAGAAAATGATTTAATCAGCAGATATCGTGATGCCAGTAACTATCCTGACTGCGACAGCGCCATAGAAGACATTGTCAACGAAGCCGTGGCAGCACAGGACGACGAGGTTGTGGTCAAACTAGACTTAGAAAAAGTTGAACTCAGCAAGAGCGTTAAAAACTTAATCGAAGAAGAATTTGACAACATACTGAAATTGCTGGATTTTAACAGCAAGGCTCACGATATTTTTAAACGCTGGTACATTGACGGCAGAATTTATTATCACAAGATAGTCAATACCAGCAGCCCCAAGCAGGGCATACAGGAACTACGCTATATTGATCCACGCAAAATTAAAAAGTTGCGTAAGATCAACAAGCAAAAAGATCAAAAGACCGGTGTGGAATTCATCACCACCATAGAAGAGTTCTTTATCTACAATGAAAAAGGACTGATTGCCACTGTGCCCAGCACAGCTACTTCGGCACAGGGCATTAAAATTGCACCCGACAGCATCACTTACTGCACATCTGGTCTGCTGGATCTGGATCGCAACATGGTGCTGAGTCATCTGAACAAAGCCATCAAGGTTGTGAATCAGCTGCGCATGGTAGAAGACAGTCTGGTGATCTACCGCATGACACGTGCACCAGAGCGCAGAATTTTCTACATCGACGTTGGTAACCTGCCCAAGGCCAAGGCCGAGCAGTATGTCAAGAGCATCATGAACCAGTATCGCAACAAGGTTACCTATGATGCCAGCACTGGTGAAATTCGCGATGAGAAAAAGACCATGAGCATGCTGGAAGATTTCTGGATGCCACGTCGCGAAGGCGGCAAAGGCACGGAAATCACCACACTGGACGGCGGTCAGAATCTGGGTGAGATCAACGACATCAACTATTTCCAGAACAAACTATATCAGGCTTTGAATGTGCCACTGAGCCGCATGAAGCCCGAGACAGGCATAAACTTTGGCCGCCAGGCCGAGATCACCAGAGACGAACTTAAATTCAACAAGTTTATTAGTCGCCTGCGCAGAAAGTTTGCGGAATTGTTTGATGACCTGTTGAAAACTCAGCTGGTGCTCAAAGGCGTGATGAGTGCTGAGGAATGGGATAAAATCAAGGAAGACATTTACTATGAGTTTACCCAGGATAGTTATACAGCTGAAGCCAAGGAAAGTGAAATACTGCGCAACCGTCTGGACCTGCTCAACACCATAGTTCCCCATGTAGGCGTCTACTTCAGTCGCGAATATGTCTATGACAAGATTCTGCACATGACCGAAGATGATGTTGAAGACATGAAGGCCGACATAGCCAATGATACCGAACTACAGCAACAGTTGGCAGCACAACAGCAACAAGAACAACCTGTACAGGCTCTGCAGGGACCGGCGCAGCAGCAACAACAGCCCGCGCCCTATAATCCAGAGAACCCAGTCATTGAAATGATTTCACCAGCCATAAATAACATCATGGAACTTAGAAAGGCCAGACTATGAGTCATGCAGAATTAATTCGCGACATGTTGGACAATATTCATACCGACAACAACGCCGAAGCACAACAAAATTTTACTGATCTAATCAGCATGAAATTAACCGATGCCTTGGATCAGCGTAAGATGGAAATAGCACAGCAATTAGGAGCCCGAGATGCCAGCGTTCAAGCAGATTCGTGAAGCTGCCAAATACAACGAGTATGCCATAGGCATGGCCGCAGCCAAGAAAAAGTATGGCTATGGAGCTGGCCCTGTCAAAGATTTGCCTAAGAAGGTAATCATGAAGGGTCATGAGATCGCCAAGAAGATCAAGGCCAATGAAAGTTTTGATCACCTTCTAGAAGACGAGGAATAACATGGCCATAACCAAGACATTAATTAAAAACGACCACATGCGTGCTATACTGCACCTTGTGGCCACAGCAGCCGCTGACACCACCAGCATTGCACTCACCGAGTTTCTGCGTGCTGGCCGCGAGACTGCCAACGGTGCATTGAATGTCAGCATTGCTGCTGCATATAGCAATGTTGCTGATGCAGTCAGCGGTGTATCTGTAAGACGTGGTAGCTCAGGTACAGTAGTGCTGGACATGCATGGTGCCAGCGACTTTCCCAGTGCCAACCAAATACCGGCTCTGGACATCGGCCGCACCAGCAGCATCGACGTTACCTTCAACATGCCAGGTATGCTGATACTGGATCTGCGCAAGGGCGATGCCTTCAGCAGTACACAGACCAACGTCGGAGTATAATCCATGAAACTCATCACAGAAACAATTCAGGAAGTTCGCTATCTGACCGAAAAGAAGGAAGACGGCGGCAAGTCCTACTACATCGAAGGTCCTTTTCTGCAGACCGAAATAGCCAATAGAAATGGACGTATCTATCGCAAGCCAGTAATGGAGCGCGAAGTAAATCGCTACATCAAAGAATATGTAGAAACCAAGCGCGCCTTTGGTGAGCTTGGTCATCCCGATGGTCCAGGCATTAACCTGGATCGTGTGAGTCATATGATCACCAGTCTCAAAGAAGACGGTAACAACTACATTGGTCGTGCCAAGATCATGACCGAGACTCCCATGGGACGCATTGTAAAGAATTTAATCGACGAAGGCGCACAGCTGGGTGTAAGTAGCCGTGGCATGGGTAGCCTGAAGATGACTAAAGAAGGCGTTAACGAAGTTCAAGACGATTTTTATTTGGCAACCGCTGGTGACATCGTAGCCGATCCCAGTGCTCCAGATGCCTTTGTTCGTGGCATCATGGAAGGCAAAGAATGGATGATGGTCGAGGGACGTTGGATGGAACGCGAATCTGAACAAGCGCGTCACATCATTACCCGTACTCGATCAGCTGATTTGCAGGAAACTCAGATGCGTGTGTTCAATGAGTTTATGCGCCGTCTATCGAATTAAGTTTTTTTATAAATAATACGAACCCGTTTAGGTTAGGAGATACTAATGTCACTAGAAACCAAAATCCGCGAGCTTCTGGAGCAAAAGAAAGCCAAGGCGCTTAACGAGGCTGCAGCTGGCAAGAGCGACGATGGCGAAGGCATGAACTCGCACATGCAGGGCGACAGTCAGAAAGCTACTTATACTGAAATTGATCCACACAGTGGCCAGGCCATTGTCAAGACCGATGACAGCATCAAGAAGCCAGCCGGCGAAACCAGCAATCCCCGTCAGGGCGATAGCCAGGATGCCAGCGTTAATCAGGTTGAGCCTCAGAACATGAACAGCACTACTCCAGACACAAGTCTGAAGAAAGGCAACAGCGAGCCTCAGGCACGTCAGGGCAACAGCCGCGATGCCGCAGTCAAGGTAGCAACTGGCAAGGGCACCAGCACAACTGGTACTTTTGAACAGCCCACCAATCCTGGCGAAGGTCAGATTCCCTTCAAGGAAGACACCGTGGCCGAGGATGATGTCATCACCGAAGAAGACATTGAAGACAATGCCGAGCCACGCAAGGTAGAAATGAACCTGGAAGATCTTCGCAAGGATATCGCCAGTGTGTTCAGTGCCGATGCCAATCTTAGCGAAGAATTTAAAACACAGGCCAGCGCTATTTTTGAAGCAGCTGTTATCAGCCGCGTCAACAACGAAATCGAAAAGATTACTGAAGAGCTCGTTGAAC